AATCCTAAACTTCTTAGGGTTATACTTCCTAGACAAGAAGTAATCCTCTGAGGTTGATAGCTGTTCAGGGAACCCACCAAATTCTTCAAACCGATCTCTACGAGTTAGCATAAAAGCTCCAACAGCAAATGGTGAGAAAAATTTTAGGGCGTGGTTTACAGTATTGAAAATAGTAAACCCAATCATTGCTCTTGGGTCCTTATCATAACACTTAATCTTCAAACCAATTAAATCCAGGTTCAAAGATTCCATTTCGTTAACAGCATCTTGAATAACATTGTGCTTAAAGAATCTAACATCTGCATCGATGAACAAAATGTATGGAGTAGTTACTAGACGTGCTCCATTGTTCTTAGCAACTGAAACAGGACCACCCTCTATAATCTCCACATTTAAAAAAGAACTGTTAGATTTTATGATTTGTCTAGTATTGTCCGTAGAACAGTCAGCAATAATAACTTTTGTATTACCTATGTTCTGCAAACGTAGAGAATCCAACAAGTGTTGGATGTAGTTTTCCTCATTCTTGCAAGGTACTACTATGGTGATTTTGTCCGATAGATTCATCTGTTTCCTTGGTCCACGTAATGATTTCCCAACGACCATCCCAGTGTTCTACTAATGCAGTACAAGACTCTACCCAGTCTCCGTCATTCATGTATACTACACCATCTATCTCTTTTATTTCAGCATGATGTATGTGACCGCAAATCACACCATCGTATCCGCGTTTTTTACAATATCCAGCTAAGTTTTTTTCAAAGTGGAATATAAAATCAACAGCTTTTTTTACTTTTGTTTTGAGATATTGACTAAGACTAAAATACCCAAAACCAAAGCGATGGCGTATCCAATTGAATTTGTTATTGAGCGATAAAACCACATCATATGCACGATCTCCTAAAAATGCTATCCACGGTGCAAGTTTGGTTATACCATCAAACAAGTCACCATGTGTAACAAGATAATGTTTACCATCTGCACCAATATGTTCAATTTGATTGTGAATTTCTACTAAACCAAAACTGAACCCGTAAGGTATCATTGGCCGTAAAAATTCATCATGATTACCAGCAATATACACCACCCTGGTACCGCGCTTAGCATGTCCCAGAACCCGTCTTACAACATTAGTGTGGCTTTGTTTCCATCGCCATTTGTTTTGTTGTATACGCCATGCGTCAATTATATCTCCTACAAGATATAGGGTGTGACAGGTATTGTATTTTAAAAAATTATTTAGTTTATTGGCTTTACAATCATTAGTACCTAGATGAACATCACTAATAAAGATGCTCCGATACTTTTTTGTGATCATTACAGCACTAAAGGTAACCAGAGCCATATTCCTTGGCTCATTAGTAATGCAGACAATGCACCAACTATAATACTTCCAACGTATAGTGCAGGAGCAACAGCTAAGATACTAGCTGATAATAGAACAATTGAGATTTGGAAACCAGAACCAGCAAATGTCATCCAAGGACCGGACTTACGAACTTGATCTCGCTCAGCTTCTAATGCCCTAGCTTTTGCCATCAACTCTTTTTTACCTTCACCCGTTGCTGGTTCAGATTCGTAGCGGTTAATTTTAGCAGTCAATTTATCAGCTTTATCAAACTGCTTTCTTTCAATTGCATCGTCTCTGGCCATTTCAGCCAGCGTTTGTTTAATAGACTTAGCCTGATAAAAAGCCCATGTATCATTTGCCTTAATAGTATTGTTTAATACTTTAGAACTATTGCCACTAGCAATGTATGTGTTAATAGCCAACAAAGCAGCGAGTACGGTAATTAGCCATCCTGCTTTATCTTTAATTTGGGCTTCTCTTTCACTTCTACTAAGAGGTTTTTTTTCTTCCGACATACTGCCTCCTTATTTTTTAGCAATCATTGATTGAATTTTTTCTTGCATCATCTTAGCCCAGAATGGCTGTGGAAAATTCCAACCAATAAAAGCACCTACAGCTACCCAAAGTAAAATATCTAACATAACTTTCTCCTTTAAAATATTTATTATCTAATAAGCATTGCAAAGCTAAATCCAACTACTGGAATGGTTATTGCTACAAAAGCTAAGAATATACAGATTCTATCTATTAAGTCAGCTTTTTTCTGTATCTCTCTATTCTTTTTTTCTATCTCAAGTTTAGTACGTTCTTTATACATTCTAACTCTCTCTGCCATCATCTGATCCCACACATCACTGTTACCAGAGTAAATTAACAACTCTTTGAGCTGTTTTTCTGCATCACGCAAAGCTTTACTTTGCATTGCAATTTGTATTGATAAAGCTCTAATTTGTCCATCTGTTAGTATCTTACTTTCAGACCTAAGCTTTATTTCTGCTGAATGTATAGCATCACTATTTTCAAAAAACTTAGCAAATTGTCCGTAAAGGCTGTTAACATCTTTACCTAAAGCAATGGCTTTTTTAATGTAGCTAACTGACTGCTGTGCAGCAGTAAAAGCAATGCCAATTGTTATAGGATCAAACATTACTTTTTCTTTACTGGTTCTTTTTTACGCCACTCCAAACAAACCACTTTCCTATTGTAAACATCACCAATCCATGTCCACCTAACACACTCAGGTTGTTTAGCGAACATATAGATGGCGAGAGCAGTCCCAAACATTACTTGTTTGCCAATGGGTTATCAATAGCTTTTTGAATCTTGCTATCAACTTCCTTCTTTAGAGTCTCAACTTCTCTGTTGATTTCTCTTCGTGCATCAGCCATTTCTTTGCGGATTGCGTTTACTTCACCTCGTGCCTTATCTAAGTCTTCACGAACATCCTTACGAGCTTGACGCATTTCAGCTTCTGTCTCTCTTTGAGCTTGCTTCACACTACGTTCAACCTGTTCTGTGACACTTTCATTACGACGAATGTCACTCTTCAAATCATTCTTAATATCACGAGTGTAGTCACTAGTCTTGCCACTGTTTTCTTCTATCACTGCCAAGCGCTTGTCAAACCCTGACAAGTCTGGTGCTTCATAAGAGGCAATCTTCTTCTTCATTCCGATGTAGTCTTTGTACACTTCAAATGAACCGTAAAGTCCACCCAGTACTGATGAAACTATTGTTGCAGCTACCATTAACTTGGCTGGCGTAAACTCATATCCACCGATACTAATAACAGTATCTTTGGAAGCATACTTTTTCATAGCTGCTTCTGCTTCGTCAATTTTTGCATTAACGTTTTTAATTTCTTCTGCCATTTTAATTCCTTATTTGTATTGCAGGTTAATTAATTGCTGGTGTAATCTATCAGAGCTCATTTGTCTCAAAGCTCGAGCATTATCAACATTAACTTGATTTTTATAGACTTCCTTTATATCATAGAAAGGTGAGTCTTTTATTGTCAAAGAAAGATAAGCTGTGTATCCTGTAGGAAGTGTTGTTAACTTTGTTAAATCAACACCACCAGCTAACTCTGATACATCACCTTTGTTTTTAACAGTCTCATTATTATCAACTCGCTGTTCCTGCAAAGCTGTAATACTATTCGCTTTGTTTTCAAAATTGGTATTGCTTTGTTGCTGAGGAATCAATGGAACTTCCATGGTCTGACCATTGTTTGTGTTTTCTTGTCTAGCAAATGTTTTTTGTTCTTGAGCTGAAGACATTGTCGTGCTTGCAACTTCGCTTTTGAAACTATTGAATGCAGAGTTGATGTTAGTTGTTTCTTGTTGAAAACTACTAGATGTTTGAATACCTAAACCCAAACCAGATACACTCAATCTAATTCCTGTACCATCCAAATTCAATCCAATTCCATCAGATGGGTTGGCATTCTCACTGTACGACATTTTTGCAGATTCGCTTGCTACGGAACGAGCCAAAGCCTCAGTTGCAGCGACAGCGTTTCTTGCAATTGCTAAAGCATTGACAGGGGGACCAGATCTTCTATCTTGTTGGGACTCTTGTCTTTCAGCAAAGCCAGCTGGTGCACCTGGTGGAGGTGGTAAGGAGGGATTGCCCGCATTTGAAGGACCGCCAGGACCTGGTCCTGGACTAGAAGCCATTTCAGGAGGTGGTGGGGGTCTTGCTGAATCAGGAATACCATCAGCTGGTTTGATTTCTCCAGTCGCTGAAATAGTAGCTCCACCCAAATCCAATTTAACTTCAGCCTTAGCACTGGTTGTGTCTTGTATAGGAGCACCAGGTGGAGGTTGGGGAGGTGATCCTGGTGGAGGTGCATCAGACTTGGGGGCTTCGTTTCTTGTTGTTTCTGCGGAAGCTAGTTTTGTTTGATTTTCTAACGCAACCTTGCGAGCGTAAGCTGTTTGGTAGCCAGGACAGGATGTACTGAATAATTGAGTAATATTACATTGCTGAGTCAGGTAGGCAGAGGCATATCCTGGGCATGTTGTGTTGTAAAGTTGATTGGCGTTACATTGCTGTGTGAAGTAGGCAGCAGCATAACCAGGACATGCAGTGTCATATAATGCTGAAATACTACATTGTTGATTAAAATAAGCAGTTGCGTATCCGGGACATGAAACATCATACAACGCTGAGATATTGCATTGCTGTGTTAAGTAAGCAGCTGCGTATCCCGCACAAGAGGAGTTTGCCAATGGGTCAGCTATGCAAGGGTCTTGGCCAGTTCCAAATGTACCTGTAAGACCAAAATTGCTTCTGTTAATACCACCACCATAAAAGTATTGGTAATACTCACCTTTTGTAAGATCTCCAGTCATACCAATGGTTACATGATTGCTAGTTATCAAAGCTTGGTCAAATCTGAAATCAATAAGACCTGTGTTATCAATCTTCACTTCAAAACTACTTTTGTTACCACTGCCGTACTGATTAATACCGTACCAACCATAAGTCATGCTGGTATTGGTTCCCAATGTATAAAAGTTATTATTGGTTTGGCCAATTAAATCGGTTTGTAGTGGTAGGAGAGAATAGTTGAAGCTTGTGTCTCTTGAGGTTGTCAAATCAATACCAGAGCAACAAAAACCTCCGCTTGCATTACCGTGCTTGAAGCTAACAGCCCCATTGGAGTACATCCAAGAGTCGGTAAAGTTTTGGCCAAAGTAGGGAAACGTGAACCCCAATGGTACATTTACATTAGCATCATCGCTTATAAAGCGCTGAGTAGCAGCGGGATTGTTTTTAATTTGTTGCAACTGGTACGCATCCGCTCCAGTCATTACATTGACTGTAAACTGACCGTTGAGGATTGGTACGCTTACAATGTCTGCTTTAGAAGATGCGGTGTAAAAGGTAAGCGCCAACAGCACCCAAGCCAATATTCTTTGCAGCATTTTGTTTATCCTTATTGTGATCTTCTAAAACTGGAATCTTATTTGGATTAGCTTCCCATAAAGCCTTAGCTTGCGCCCCAATTTGTCCTTCATAAGGACATGGTGTGCCAGCGGCTAACATGGCATCAAACACTCTACGGTCTTGACACATTGTTGCAACTGCCGCAACCTTCATACCCATGTCGTATAAAGTTTTAGATAGCTTCAATCTCTCACAATTTAAGTCTCTTGTCGTTCCACCGCCCGACATACCAAAGATTTGAGTCTGTACAGCACCTGAAACACCAGTAGTACACAGATCACTGTTACCACCTGACATCATTGTAGGAGCAACAGCGGTCGGAGGTGGTTGAATTACTTTCTGTGTAATTTCTGACTTGTTGATGTTTGTGTTTAAATTGGAAGAATCAATAATCTGTTTAGAATCAGATACTGATGTGCTTATGTTAACATTTTTATTATCATTGACACTCGTACTAGTCGCTGTTGATGTGTTAATGTTTAGATTTTTATTATCACTAACTGACTTGGAATCATTAATATTAAGATTCTTGTTGTCACTGACTGACTTGGAATCATTAATATTAAGATTCTTGTTGTCACTAGTTGAGGTCGATGTGCTAACATTATTGTTATTGTTGGTCATCGTACCATACTGAAAGTTGGTATTTGTAGAAGTTGATGTGGACTGATTGATGTTAGTGTTAACGTTTACAGACTTGCTATCAACAACGGTGTTGTTTAAGTTATTGTTAACGTTGTTGTTAACGTTGTTGCTGTTAACAGTGCTTGTGCTTGTAGATGCACTGTTTGTATCTACAAGTGTCTTAGAATCATATGTTGTGGCTGTTTGTGAATTAGCTCCGCCAACCATCATTGCAAAAAGAAGCGTCAAGGATATTTTCTTGAAGTTCATTATCGCTTACCTTTTAAGTTTATGTTTATTTCACCTTTCCATGATATGATTGAGTAGATATTTAGGTTTCCAGCAGTTGACTGGAAAAGAGTAAGGATATATAATCCGCTTTGTACTAAGGAACACATGAAAGTTTATATTGGCGGTTACCGCAATCATTGGATCAGTCCGTACAAAATTCTTGAAAAAGTTTTCTTTTGGCGGGAGATTGATTATAATGAGCCTATCATTGATAAATGGTCGGATCGTTTAACTCCTTTATGTAAAGGATTGCAAAGTTTTTTGGACTTTATTCATCCAGAAATTAACTTTGTAAAGATTGATCGGTACGACACTTGGAGCATGGATTACACTCTATCAAAGATTGTACTTCCAATGCTTAAACAGCTCAAAGAAACAAAGCACGGCTCCCCTAACACGGACGATGAGGATGTTCCAGAACACCTTCGCTCAATAAACTCTAAAAAAGAAAATGAATATGATACAGACGAGAACCACTTTGCAAGATGGGATTGGATTCTTAATGAAATGATCTGGGCTTTTGAACAGAATGTTGATCATAATAGCGAAGATCAATTTTTTGATCATTCCGAGGTCGATGAAAAAGCTGGTATAAGTGAGCAGATTGGTAAAATTAAAATTGACCGCGAGGGCTTAGATGCCCACACAGAACGTAAAGCAAACGGATACCGACTATTCGGAAAATACTACCAAGGACTATGGGATTAATGACAGCACAAATAGTAACAGACTTTACAGAAATTCCTCACAACCCGGTCAAGTCGGTTAAGGATTTCCAAGAAGAGATTGACAAACTTGTCAAAGGAAAAGGAATGGAGTATATTGATGCTGTACTTCATTTTTGTGAGGTGACAGGGCTTGAAATTGAGTCGGCAGCTTCTCTAATCAAGTCTAGTGCTAAGATGAAAGCATCCATTCAAAATGAAGCTGAAGAATTAAATTATTTACCAAAAAGTGCAAAACTTCCTTTATCAGACGACTAGTGATACGCAGGCATTTGATGCCTACAAACTGTACATTGCCCTTAAAAACCATTTTACATCTAATACATACGACTACTTCAAACACAACGGACGTGTAAAGGCTTCTAGGAAAACGTTTGATAGTCGCAATGACAAATACTTCTTTTACAAGTTAGCTGAACGCAAAGACAAAGTTGAGTACATGGTTGCCAACTTTGTTTATGGATCCAACAACTGGATCGGTGACCTTGTTAACAACGAACAGAGCGATAAGATGTATCGTGAGTTCATTAAGTACCGTGATAGCTTCACTTATATGCTGTCTAGTGACTTAGATAAACTTGATCATGTTTTTGATAATAACTTTACCACAGAAGAAGGTCAGCACCCGTTGCTGCTAAAGTTGTTCCTCCGTGGAACTATTCGTTTGGAGACTATGGTCGTTCTTGATTCGTTGATCAATTACACTAGGTCTTGGAACAAAAAGATTTCTGATCCTGTAGTTTGGCCTGAGGTCTACCGCAAGATCAAGAAATACAAGCCGTTTGTTAACTTTGATCAACAGAAGGTTAAGAAGTTGGTCGTTGATAAGTTCACGGTTTGATGGTATAATAAATACCATATTCGCTATGATACTGTGGATATACTAAAATACTTTTTATACATTTAATACAAGGAAATACGATGGCTAATAGCTTTCAAGCTCTCAAAAAGAGCACACAAACATCATTCACAAAGCTCACAGACGAGCTTACAAAGTTGAGTGCAACTCCCCAAGGCAAACAAGAAGACGCACGGTTCTGGAAGCCTACAGTCGATAAGGCTGGTAACGGTTTTGCTGTGATTCGTTTCTTGCCTGCTCCTGAAGGTGAAGACGTTCCATTCGTTCGTATCTTTGACCACGCCTTCCAAGGTCCTGGTGGCTGGTACATTGAAAAGTCTTTGACTTCATTGGGTGAGAAGGATCCTGTTTCTGAATACAACATGGAGTTGTGGAACACAGGTCTAAAGTCTAACCAAGACACAGTACGCAAACAAAAGCGTAAGCTCGGTTTCATTAGCAATGTTTACATTGTCAAGGATACTGCTAATCCTGAGAATGAAGGCAAAGTCTTCATGTACAAGTACGGCAAGAAGATCTTTGATAAGCTGAACGCAGCGATGAACCCAGAGTTCGAAGATGAGAATCCATTGAACCCATTTGATATGTGGGAAGGTGCTAACTTCAAGTTGAAGATTCGTAAGGTCGAAGGTTACCAGAACTATGATAAGTCAGAGTTTGATGAAGCAAGTCCTTTACTGCAAGACGACGATCAGTTGGAGTCTATCTGGAAGTCTGAGCATGCTTTGCAACCGTTCCTTGCTCGTTCTGAGTTCAAGGAATACGATGCTTTGAAGGCTCGTCTTTATAAAGTGTTGGGCTTGGATGGATCTACTCCAACATCAACTACTAAAACAGCTGATCTTGAAGAGGCCTTTGAAGCCGCTCCTAAAGCTAAGGCCGCGCCACGTCAGGCGGCCGCTGACTTAGCAGAAGATGATGATGAATCAATGAGCTTCTTTCAAAAGCTAGCTGAAGACTAACCTACTGGTCTAGCGACAGTTGTGGAGCTCCCTTGTGGAGCTCCCACTTTTACTGCTGTCGCTACACTATTATTAATGTTGTAAACAACTTGGGTGGTTTGCTTTTTCTTAGCAGCATTAACATCCGCTCCAGCTTGAGCTGTTTGTACACCAGTGGAAGGAGAAGGAGCCATTCCCATTGCATTGGAAGCACCTTGCTTAATTAACGATACAATTGTAACTGCACGGCCTTTGACTTGCTTGTACCAATTACTATCTTCAAGACTTGCGGCCGCACCAACTGTGTTACCTTCCGACAAGTTCTTTACAAAGTTTGGCCACTTCTTAAACCAAGTATTACCCATGTTAAACGTAAGATCAATCAAAGCCCCTTGTGCCTTTGCATTGACTAGATTGAAACCTGGAATCTTCATTGCTGCCTTCTTATGGCTTATGTAATCTTCGTGGAATAGCTTATCCACTTCGGCCATGGAAAGTTCTCTGTTCCATTCTGGTGGGAGAGTCTTGCCATCACCGATCAAATGACCGACACCAACAGTCCATAACCCAAGACTGTCCTTATAAGGTTTGGTTCTAACACCTTCATGCTTTTTAATCATCTCCATAATCTCTTTATCATCAGGTCCAACTGATGGTGCTGTTGTGCCAGCAGCTGTGGGTTTTTCAACTGCAGTTGCTTGAGCTGGTTTTACAGATGGAGGAGTTTTATCAGACGTTGTTGGAACTGCTTGAGCCTCTTCAGCACCAGTTTTAAGAGCAGCACCCGACTCTGTTGTTACAGTTGCTCCTGTTGCTGTTGTTACAGATGGAGTTGGTGTTGCTGCTGGCGCAGGCGGAGGTGGAGATGACACTGGCTCTTGTTGTGGTTCTTCACTCTTTAGATCTTCAGCAGCTTGTTTTGGTGGTTCAGCGCTACTTACAGCAGGCTCATCCATCCTCTTTTTCAACTCAGCACGCGTGGCTTGATTTTCCTGAGCTCTTGTTTCTTTGCCGGCCTCAATATTACCTTTAGATTTTTCAAGGTTTTTTTCTATTTCCTTGACAGAGTCACCTTTGAGCCAGTCTGGTAACATCTTAAGTCCATCTATTGCAACTCCAATAAAAGACAATTTTATGTTGTCTATTAAGTTTGCAACTGGATCTCCAATCAACATTTTAAAAATGTCTTTGAGATTTTCAAATGTCTTAATAAGTTCCTTTTTACCTTCTTCAAAAGCATCTACAATAAAATCCTTAAAACCACCTTCTTCAAACCATTCAACAATACCATCACCCAAAGAACCAAGTACGTTGGATATAATTTCAAATGGATTCTTAAAGAAGTTAATCATTCCTTCAATTATATCTTTACCAAACATTAGAGCAGCACCAAGAGCCATTAAGCCAAATCCAGTTGATTCTTTCTTAGGCTTTTGATCTTTATACTTTTGATCCTTAGACTTGCTTACAGGCTCAGCTTGTTGTTCTTGTTGTATGGGACCAACAGGTTCAGCTTGTTGTTCTTGTTGCAAGATAGCATCTTGTACTTCTTTCATAGAAGATACTTGGGCACCCAACTTACCAGCTATATTATAAAAATTGTCTGCTATTTGAGTGAGTATAATATGGTTTTGATTTAATAAATCAAGAACTGTCTCATTTGAGGAAACAGTTTCCCTGCTTGATTTGTTCAGCAGCTCTGCTAGCTTTGATTTCTTTTCTTCTACCATTATGCGTAGCTAAAGGACATTTTATCCAAGCTTCCTCTATCAGCAACAGGTGAAGGGATTTTGAATCTTGTACCTTGTTCGGTTGATGACATACTTGAGCTACTGTTATCAACATTTGAAACAGAGGGTTGCTGGTTGCTATAACCTTGTTCAACATCCATAGAAGCTTGTGCTACTTGTGAACCTGTCGATGGTTCAGCTGAAACAGGTTCTGCTGGAGCAGCTGCTGACTTGGCAGATGATTCTGTACCAGAGTCGGTAGCTAAATTAGTTGATGCTCCAGATTCTGTTTTTACAGGTTCAGCAGAAGGTAGATCACTAGCGGTTTGGGCTGTCTCAGCTCCACCCCCAACAGGCACGGCTTGCTTTAATTGATTATCGTTGACTGCAACACCACCAGAGGGTATAGTAGGCTTGCCGCCATTAGAGACAAGGACAGCCTGACCTGGATTAGTTGGATTATCCGCAACTGAGTTCCTTGCTTCCTTAGCTTCAACGTGCCAAGGCTCAGATGCAATCGGTCTTTGGAATCCATACTTGTCAAACAGACCCATGCTAGTGGCTTTGTTAGCATCAGCTGAGTTCATATCAACCGCTAAACCAACTTCGTGCTTGCTCTTGCCAGGTCTTGCTGCTCGTGGTGATCCATACTTTGCAAACAACTTTGCTTGCTCTTTAGGATCTCTAAAAGCAGAATTAATTTGAATCTTTTTACCAGTACTGTTGAAGTACTCGTAGGAAACAGCAGCTAGTCTTTTCTTAACAGCCGGATCCATACCAGTAAGATCTATACTTGAATCTTTCAGATTGACATACTTTGTAATGTCAGCTTCTAAAGCCGCATTTTGTTCGGGTGTAGCTGTAGTTTGTTTATCCGTTGCAGCAGGATAACGTTTAGATAGTCTATCAACTTCACTAGCAGCCTCCTTCTGATCAGTTGCTGTTACTGTTGGAGCAGCTGATGCAACAGGAGCTGATTTCATTTTTTCCAAAGCTTCAACACTAGGTTTAATAAATCTACCAAGTCCGGGGACGTCTTCAAAAGGTTTTAGAGTAGATATCATCCAAGTTAGAATTTTATCTTTGACCCCTGATAGGAAGTTTACAACAGGGTCTATAATGTATTGACTAAACAAATCACCTGCTTGTCCAAACTTTTCAGCTATAAATTTTTTAGCAGTTTCAAATAAGTTATCCACTGTGTCTTTAAACTCATCATCCGTGAAATACTTGTAAATTCCATAACCAATTGTACCCACAATTGCAACAGCAATACCGATTGGGTTAGTGAAAAGAGTTAAACCTCTAAGCAAAAAACCACCAGCAGTTCTTAGAAAGGATAACCCTCCACCAAGGACTTTTTTGATAATATCTTTAATTGGTAGTTTGCCGTTTTTAAGAAAGTCAAATATCCCACCAGATTGTTTTTTATCTTCGCCTTTTGTTTTGTCGTAAGTGGCCCCACGCACCTCATCAACTTCACGCATCTTGCGCTCTAAATTACTTTCCTCTGCCATTGCAGAAGCTTTTTGTTGACCAATGGCTTCTTGCTTAGCTCTATCTTTAAATATCTGTTTTACTTCATCAAGTGAGGAAAGCTCAGCCCCAAGTTTGCCAGCAATATTATAAACATTGTCTGATATCTGAGTAAGGACAATATTACTCTTTTTAAGTATTTGGACTTGTTCGTTTGTTGAGTCAGAAATCTTTGTAAAGGAACCTTGAAGTTGTCGTTCTTCTTTTTGACTCTTCTCATCTTCTTTTTTACGAAGCATTCCCCCAATTAAAGGCATGCTCATTACAGACTCTTTGATTGAGTCTTTCATCTGTTCTTTTTTATTGTTTACAGATGCGACAACACCTTGTTTGATTAATTGAGCTAAAGCCACTTAGTTTTCTAGCCTTTGTTTTTCTTTTTCTAAGTAATCCTTCAACATATCAACGTAAATGTCTCGCTCAAAAGGATACATCTCTTCTAATTCTTGTATTGAATATTTATGATGCTGAGCCATTCCAAATATTAATGTGTAATAGTTGGATAAGTTATTGTGGCTCAGCCCAATGTAAAAAAATCGTTCAGGTTTTGTAAAACAATCTTTCTCTCGTTACCCAAGCTATTTGTGTAATTGATTTCGTGCTTTAGCTTTGGCATTGTGTTAAAAAAGCTTTGAACTTTGTTGAAAGAAGACACGTCAAGAGAAAGAATGAACTCATCTATTTCCTCTTTTGTAGAATCTTTGATATCGTAAGTTTCAGAACCTTGAACAATTTTATCTAAACAGTTTCTCAAAATCTCAAATACTAAGTCAGTTTCATTTTCAACTGTTTCAAGATTACCGACTAAACTCATCTTTGGATATTTTAAGAACAGCAATGTATTATCGTTAACTTGGATTGTTGATTCATGGTCTGGATCGTAGGTCATCTCCAGCTTTTCAATATCCACCTCAAAGTCATATATCAACTCGTCTTCAAGATCGCGATACTTTAAGGTCACGATGTTATTGACGGACTTGGAACGTAGCTTAATAAAGTAGTATTCGATGTCAAACGTTGTTAACTCATCAACATCTATAGGATCTAACGAGCAGTTCTGTAAAACCTGTTTAACAGCGTATACAACGTCTTTAGCATCATTACTTTGTTGAGCAATCAAAAGGATCTTTTCTTCTTTTACAAGAAAAGGTCTGTATCTGATCTTTTGTTTTGTGCTTGGAATTTCAAGTTCAAATGTGGGGTGCGATAATTTTGGTAAAGCCATAATATGTTCTCCAATTAGCCGAAGTATCCTCCAGTGATAACTTTGGCATTATTAATAACGTTGATAACATCACCAACACTACGAGGTTTTCTTAGTGAGGATATTGTTTGAAGTGCTGTTCCAGCTTTGACTATTTGCTGGAATCCAGAAAGCGGTCTTCTATAACCTGAAATAGGTTCGTTTTTATCAGTGCTTAGAATGTGGTTGAAGTATGTGAATGTTACTTGTAACTTCATAACTTGATCGGTATCACCCCAACTAAACGCAGTATCTGAAATTGAGATTGGAATTGCATCAACAATTTGACTACTCAATACATTATTACCAGCTTCATCAAATGTAGAGATCATCATCTGACATTTGTAATCGTCTTTGAATTCTACTTCATATGGAGCAAGCCCGTTTGGTGTTAATGTGTTTCCATTAACAAATTGATCGCTAGAAACAATTCTATTCATCCATGTATAGAAGAATTTGTATAAGTCTCCTTGCCCATCTACAAGGAAAGACACAGAAATATCATTGAAGATAGGAGCGTATGGTTTCTTTTCAATTGGACCGGTACCGTAACGTCTTGTTTCCGATGTTGCAAACATTAAGCCTGGGATGTTAGCAGACTCAGCATAAAGATGTAAGTTCTCAAACATCTTACTACCATTCATAATCCTAGGAGGTTGGATTGTTACTTCAAAGAGATTGGTTCTAGCAAATGACTTGTTTCTAAATTCAGACAGAAAACCATCATAGCGGCCAGTAGCTCCTTTTGAAGAACTACTTTTCAGTGCTGAATATAAACCAACAGCTGATAGAGCTGTTCCTAGAAACTTAGCGGCCATTATTGATTAATCTTTTTCTTAGAATCAGCGTAAATCCTCGACTTGGTAGCTTTAGCAAATCTTTCAAGAGGAAGAAACAATGCAACATCCCATTGCGTAGGGTCAACCCTCAGGAAACGGGTCTTAACATGATTATTTAGGTAGTGCTTTACACATGGTTCAAAAAACCTAAACTTTGCTGCGCTTTGAAGGATTCTGTAATTGATTCTCAACCTCGTAGTTTCATCCATCTTGTCATTGTTAATGGTATCATACAATGCATCCATCAGCTTTGCTCTGAGCAAGGGAGGAAGATAGTGCATATTGATACCGTAGAATCCATCAGGAACTCTTCTAAACGGAAACACTAAAGGAAATCTGTCATAGTAAGGTAGATCCTCTTTTGTTTTAGGATCATAAGCAAACAAGTACATATTGCCTGGAATAACTCTATTAGTCAGGAAAGGTCCTTGCTGGATAGTAGCTCTCGGGCTCACGGATCTAACCTCGGCCGCTTTTTGTCTGAGCCAGTTACGTGCTTCTAAAGAATTCTGTGCACCTGCACCAGCTTTTTGAATTACGTTTTGAAATATAGTTGCCATTAAAATTTGATTCCTAGTTCGTGTTCGGTCATTATAACGAATTTCCACTCTCTGTGGTCACAGTACCTTTTTGCTGCAGCCCACTTTGCACTGTTAACACCCCATGTATATACTTCTCTTAAATATCTTTTGTTGGCTTTTTTCTGGACTGTGGGTGCTGTTGTTTGTATGTGGGGTTTAACTTCTATAACAACTGTTTCTATGGCTTTGTTTACGTTTCGTTTTTTAACAAGGAAGTCAGGAAAGTATCTATGTACTTTACCGTCAATTGGAGAAACGTAAGGTATACTGAACTCTTCACTAGCCCATTTAATCACATCAGTGTGAGAATCCAGATACCTCATTAATTTTAGCTCCCAACTACTACGATAAATAATAGTTGTAGGGTCTCCCATATATTTGGATGGATTCCTTGGTTTAAAATAACCTTTATAGCTCATAGGAAATATTTATGGCGTTTTTCTCTAAAGCCGCAGCCACTGTTGCTGGGTTTGCGGCAGGAGCGGCACTCGCAAACAAAATAGGTGGTATTGTATCACAAACACAGCAAGCTTTCAACAAAACCCAATTTGGTGATGTTGCAGGAGCTGCTTCAGCTGCGGGTTACAAGCCAATTACTAAATTTAAGACCAATGAGTTTCCCAACTCACCCAGTGCTCTGGCTGCTCAGTTATCACAGGAGTCGTTGACAAATAAAGACGTGTTTGAAGTTTTAACATATCCTCAAGACATTGGTAAGTATTTTATTAAATTTAGTTTTCAGTCTTATGTTAAAGAAGCCGCACTTAAAATTGCTAAAGATGAACCAACAGTTGTTGTAATATTTCCAATTCCATCTAACTTAAATGAAAACTTCTCCGTATCTTACAATGATGCTAAACTAGGTCCTATCACTGGTGCATTGGCTGAGGGTGCCAAAAGAGGTGCTGCTGAGGCTGGTGGTGGGGCGATGAGTCAGTTGGGTGGTGCTTTGAAGGGAGCAGGGTCTACAGGTATAAGTGAAGTTGGTTCTGGTGCATATGCAGCCGGTGTTGCTAGAATTTCTAATGAAACCATCAGAGCTAACATTGATAAAGCTACTGGTATTGTTCCAAATCCTCATTTGGCTGCCATCTTTCAAGATATTGGTTTGAGAGAGCATAGCTTCACATTCAGATTCTCTCCAAAGAACAAACAAGAAGCTGACTTGCTCAAAAGGATTGTTAAAACAATCAAAAGACGTATGTTACCTGGTACCGCTTTAAGTGCTGAAGCTTCTACGGGTCCGCTTTTTTCATTTCCTGATGTTGTGGACATTTCATTTGGTCCTAAAGGTTCGGAGCCGTACAAAATCCAAAGATCAGTTTTAACATCAATGACTGTCAATTACGCTCCTAACGGAACACCAGCTTTCTTTAAAGATGGTTCTCCAACTGATGTGGAAATTGGGTTGAACTTCAAAGAAGTCAGAGTTGTTACAAGAAAAGATTATGAAGATGAAAGACAAACAACTGTTATTTCTCCTTCATTAGGTAATGTTATGCCTGGAGGTGGTGCATAATGGCTGGATACTTTAACTTCTTCCCTTCTACAGAATATGCTAATACGATTGTTACTAATGTAATATCTAAAGTTAAATTTGATCAAAGTGTTCAAAAAAATCTAGCCGTATTCTACCCATATACTATTGAGCAGGGAGAAAGACCCGATCAAATAGCTGCTAGGTATTATGACAATCCTGAATTGGATTGGGTAATATATCTTGCTAATGATATCATGGATCCTTATTATGATTGGCCTTTGAGTCAAAACCAGTTCTATAGTTACATTACTGCCAAATACGGTTCTGTATCAGCTGCTCAAGCTAAAATAGCTTTCTATAGAAACAATTACGCATCTGATGACACAGCGTTGACAATATCCTCATATAACGCACTTTCTCAGTATCTTAAAAAATACTTTAAACCTGTTTTGGGTTTCAATGGAGAGGTTGTTTCATATGAAAGGAAAGAATTGGATCAAGTACTTGAAACTAATAAGGTGATAGATTTGACAATATCTTCAGGTACGTTTAGTGTTGGAGATAGACTCACTCAAGGTGCCTCAAGTGGTTTTGTTACTTTTGCAAACACATCCCATATAGTATTAGATAAAATAACAGGCTCGTTTACTACCGGAGCAGCTACAGGTGCAACAATTACAGCAGCTAATACTGTCAGCCAACCAATATCAAATATTGAAGCTTCTTATTGGGAACCTGTAACAAGTTTCACTTATGAAGAAGAACTGAACGAAAGTAAGCATTTCATTAAAATTCTTGACAAGGCGTATGTTGGTAAGATTGAAAAAGATATGAGAGAGCTTTTTAGATGACCAACTACGAAGTCGGGGATGTTATAATCAAAGATATTACTTTGAGTAATAAAAATACCAAGGCTGAAATTAATCCCTCTGATCAGATTTCTGCTATTGACATATATGAAGATTTTAATTCTCCAACGTTATATGCTGAAATAACATTCGACGATAAAATTGGACTAATAAACGACTTTCCAATTATTGGAGAAGAGTTATTTGAGATCACTTTTCAAACTCCTGGTCTTTCTTATCCTACTACCTATAAATTCAACACATACGCTGTTTCAGATGTTCAACAACAGATGAATGGTAAAGGATACACTTATACACTCAAGTGTGTTAGTAAAGAGCAGTTAACACAAAGTAATATCAATATTGTTAATAGCTACAATGAAACCATCAATGATATTGTAGATAACATTTTTACGAGATATTTGGAAACAGATAAAATCGTAGACATTGATCCTTGTAAGGGTAATGAGACTATAGTGTTTCCCAAAGTAACACCTTTTGTAGCTATAGATATGATCAGAAAAAGAGCTGTCCACCCAAAGTACCTCTCATCTGCATTTGTATTCTTTGAAAACCAAGATGGATTCAATTTTAAATGTATTGAACAAATGATGGAAGATGGTAAGGAAAAAATAGGTTCTAAAAAGTTTTATTATTTTAGTAATGGTCAAAAAGATAAAAATACTGAAGCACTTATGTTTAGAAGTATTATAGAGTATGAAAATATTGGCCGAACTGATTTGACTGATTTAATTCAAGAGGGAGGTGTTAAAAATACTGTGACTACATTTGATATTTTTTCTAAAAAAGTTAGTGATATTACTTTTGATATGACTAAGAAGTTTCCTCAAATGGTTGGATCAGACAAAAAAAATACTCTCAATATTTCTGAATCAATGATTAAAGAATTTGCCAATGCACCAACTTTTAGTTTCTTTATTCCTAAAGATACAGATAGAAAAGAAAACTTTTTGGAAAACATGATGGGAGCAAGGCTTGCTTATCAAAAGCTTTTTAATTCTAATTTTGTCAGAACTTACATTCCGGGAGATTCATCTATAAAGGCTGGGGATGTAATTGAACTCAATTTGCCAATAGCTTCTGGTACTACAGAAGCTAAAGGAACTGATAATACTGTGGATGGTAATTATATTGTTACAAGATTAAGACATAACATTACAACAGTT